AGGCAATCTGGAAAAAGGAGTACTCCCTTGAGGAGTTCACCAATGCAGATCAGTTCAAGTCCTATGATGACCTGAAGAAGCGTCTTGATTATGTTCTTGGTATCAAGGGTTCTCCCAAGTTCCAAGACCAAGAGACTGTTGAGCAGGAAGAAGACTTCCGTCAGCAGAATCGTGGAGAATCAAATCCTGTTCCTCAGTCAATGAAGGAAGAACTTGATAATCTGTCTCCTACAAATACAGATGACGATGATGATACTCTGTCTTACTTTGCTAAACTAGCAGAGGACTGATTTAGTAGTTGGGGATTGTGACTTTAGTGTTCTCAGTGCGAATCAGTGATTCATTGACGTATTCTGAGGACACACCATAAGTCATAATCTCCCTCATATCATTTAAGAACTGTTGTAAAAATCCTTGTTTCAGTAAAAAGATCGAGGATTTTTCTTCGTTTTTACGAACTTCATATTCATAATTAGTAACACCTCTTCTAACATCCACTCCCGATAAAGAAACTTTAGATCCATTATCACTATAATTCAAAGTAAAGTCTTCATTGACATCTTTACCTGCTGGGAGAATAAGTCTATCATTTGAATCTTTGACTTCTATCGTTTCGTAATTATAAAAATTAGTTAAATTCTCTATACCATATTTTTGTTCAGCATATTGATATAATTGATAATTTGATAAAGGCCATTCATCTCTTACGTTAATAATACCGGCAGTCATTAAAACAACCCAATCAAGTTCGGCACTTCCATAAAATTCTTCTGCCACTGTATCAGGTCTTGCACCTTCAACTATTTCATACTTATTGAATAAGGTAAAAACATTCTGTAAGTCATCACGCAACTTATTTCTTCTGAATAAGTTCTTGACTGTTAAGTATTCTTTTGATGAAATTGCATCAGAAAGAAATGATTGATATTCTAAGTTTGGTAGTTCTCTGAAGTATCCCATATTAGTATCCTACTCCTGGTAAGTCATCATTATAATCCAAATCGTAAATAGGTTCGAGTTCCTTAAATCCGAGTTCTAAGACCATAGAGACTGGAGCACCTAAAGTTCCCGCATAAGTGGCATATGTTCCTTCACCAGTATAATTGACCGACATATCAGTTAAGACGCATTGTTTAAAGGTATGTAAGAATGGATGTGCCCGATTTCCTTTCTTATAGGTCAATTCAAAAACGTTTGGAGTTCCTAAAAAACTGCCATCCCCAACTACTTTTGCCGCCATATTTCTCTTAAAGGCATTGATTATTAATCCAACTTGCTGCGCCTCTTTTGGTCCTCTTGGTGTTAATTTAAAAGAAAATTTAAATGATCTTATAGTAACTCCATTGAATAAGAGTTCTACATTTTGATTTAAGATTTCACCTTTTGTTCTGGCAAAAACAGCATCTCTTGTTAATGAACCTCCTAGAGCCATGTTTGCTGCTTGTGATTGTAAGTCTGCTTGCAAAGCACTTTGAAATGCTTTATTTCGAAGCACATCTACGAATGAACGTCCAACACTTCCTCCTAATGCTTCTAATGCTTTTGTTTTGAATAAAGATGGATCATTACCAAATTCGGTTTTAGCAAAATCTACATTTTTTTTTATTTCTCCAAAAACTTGTGCAGTAACACCATCAAGATTTCCAGAAGAAAAACTTACAGAGTTTGAATCCTGAATATTTGATGGTATTGGTAAAATTATTGATCCCTGTCCAGATAAAATTTTACTTTTTTTTAAAGATTTAACTCTTCCTTTGTCATCCAAACTCACAAAAGGTGATCCAGATGCGGCATTTTCATTAAAAGGAGCATTTCTTCTAATACTCCTACCACTAGATATTAAACTACCTTCAGTTCTTGCTGCTACTGAATTATATTGTCTAATATCAATCTGTAAATAATCTGTTTCTTTAGTTAGTGCCTCAAAAGGATACCTTAAAATGTCTCCTCCTTCAACTTTTATTGAAGGAGATGAAGGAGTTATTTGTCTTGTAATTTCATCAACTCCTGGTGGTTCAAATGGGAGTTTGGGATTACTTTTTGACATCTATCTTTCTTTTTACAACTATTTAGACCGAATTTTAGCAAAACCGAGTTCTATCACATCAGACATCTCTTCTGGATAGATTTCGTATAGTCCACCAATGATTTGATTGTAATCATATTGCCTATTATCTCCCCAATGAAAATTGATTCCACGGAACCCCCAAGAGAAAACATCAGTCACACCAACAAGTGGATGTTCATCGTATTGTATTCCTGATGTCTTGGCATTATAAAAGAATGTATAGTATTTACCTGACTCAGGAACCTTTCCACCTTCTGATAGAACTCCTATCAATTCTCCCATAATATCATCGGCAGTTTCTACACCAATAAAACTATCAATCACACCACGCACACGATTACTATTATCATCTGTTGGGTACGAGAATGTCATTTAATACCTAACTCGTTTTCTGTGAGAACCTTAAACTCATAACCACGATCTAAACACCATTCCTTAGCAGCATTCCATTTTGCCTGATTTTTAGCATACTCAACAACTTCATAGACATAACCTCTGGTCTTTTTTGTTTTGACCTTTGGTTCTATACACTGTTTATATGGTTTAATTTCAATTATCATCTTTTTAATCTTTCCAGTGGATTCTTTTACTTTTATATAAAAGTCTGGAAAGTATCTATGGTATCTATTATCAACAGGAGAACGATAGGGAACCGTAATTTCTTCACTACCCCACTCTAATATATTTTCATTCTTATCACAGTAGACCATAAACTTGCGTTCCCATAAGGAACGGTATATAATATTGTTCGGATCACCCTTATATTTCTTAGGATAAGATGGTTGGTATTTTCCCTTATATGACATCTAAATAACTAATAATAAAGTAGTAGTGTAGGTATTTAGAGTGGCAAATAACATTGTCAAAGAAATTACAACTCGTGATGTTAGGGAGTTAATAGGACAACCGGCACTCACTAATAATTATTTGGTTTACATACCTCCACTTTCTACCAATATGGTGGATAATAATAATTCAAAATTAGCAAATCATATACTAACATATGGTAGATTGACTGACGATCAATTTGTATCCAGAAAACTTGGACTTTTGTGTTCTGATGCATCATTGCCTACCTCATCATATGCAACTGCAGAAGTCAAAGATAATTTCGTAGGAGTAACACAAGAATTTGCTCATACTCGTTTATATGCCGATACTGATTTTACTTTTTATGTTGATAAAAATTATGATTCTATAAAATTCTTTGAGGCATGGATGGATTATATTTCTGGTGCTGCAGCACCACAAAGTACTGATAAGGGATATTTCAGAAGAATGGCATATCCAGATTATTATAAGGTTTCTGAAATGTCGATAACAAAATTTGAAAGAAATATTGTTGGAACAACATTAGAATATAAATTTATCAATGCATTTCCAAAATCAATGACTGCAATTCCAGTTACCTATGGTGCCGCTGATTTACTTAAAGTAACTGTGAGTTTTAATTATGATCGATATATTATGAACTCGTCAGTTAACACATCATTAACACCAGAACAACAAAAAGAACTTAATGCTGGTTTAATAGCTGATCGCATCCAGTCCGAACAAAACAAGCCAGGTTTTAATGGTCCTGGAGGTTTTATTTTTGATGAAAACGGAAAACCAATCGGTGTACGTCAATAACCATAATAAATAATCACAACTGAAATTATAATGGGTCATCATGCCTTTACCTAAAATTAATACTCCGACTTATGAGTTGGTGTTGCCCTCTAATGGAAAGAAGATTAAATATCGTCCCTTTTTAGTCAGAGAAGAAAAAATTCTTATTATGGCAATGGAATCTGAGGATATGCAGCAGATTACCAATGCTATCATTCAAATCATTGGAGATTGTGTCCTTACAAAAGATGTAAAGGTAGAATCTCTTGCCACATTTGATATTGAGTATCTATTCCTGAATGTTCGTGCCAAGTCTGTTGGTGAAACCGTAGAGGTTAATGTAACCTGTCCTGATGATGGGGAAACTAAAGTTGAGATGGAAATTCCAATTGATTCTATCAAAGTACAAAAGACTAGAGGACATAAGAATATTGTTAAACTTGATGATGATCTTATGATGAAATTGAAATACCCATCTTTGGATCAATTTATTGAGAGTAACTTTGAAACATCAGAAACTTCTAGTGATGTTGGACAGTCTTTATCAATGATAACATCATGTATTGATGCAATTTATAATGAGGAGGAAAGTTGGGAAGCAGCAGACTGTACTAAGAAAGAACTTGATGAGTTCGTTGAGCAGTTAAATACTAAGCAATTTAAACTGATTGAAAAGTTTTTCAGTACCATGCCAAAACTTACTCATAAGATTGAAGTCAAAAATCCAAACACTGGAGTTGAGTCTGAAGTTGTCCTTGAGGGACTGGCAAGTTTTTTCAGTTGAGTATGGCTCATACCAATCTTGAGTCATACTATAAAGTTAATTTTGCCTTGATGCAGCATCATAAATACTCATTAACGGAGTTAGAAAATATGATTCCGTGGGAGAAAGAAATTTATGTGACTTTACTCCAACAATACGTTGAAGAAGAAAACTTAAAAGAACAGCAGAATGGCATTCAGTAGCCAATTACTCAGAGCACCGTCCTTAACATCAAGACCTAAACTAACGAAGACTAATGTTTCTTCTTCGGTTTTTCGTGGTGCTAAGTCTTCTGTAGGTTCTTCATCAACAATAAAACTTCCGAAAGGAATGGGGTATGGTAATATAGGGGCAGCAACAGTTGATCCAAGATTTCTTAAGAAAGAAACTCTACCCATCGATCAAACTCTTGCAGAAACTAACAATATTTTAATAGAAATTCAAAGGCAACTTGCTTTTGATTATGAGACTAGAATAGCAGAAGAAAAGAATGCAATAAAATCAATCAAGGCAGCAGAATCAAAGAGAAAGTTTGCTGCAAAGGAAAGAGGTGTAGAAACTGTTAGGAAAATTGGTGGAGCAATAGGAGGAACAGTAAGTAAGATTGCAGCACCTATTAAAGGTATATTTGATAAAATAAAAGAATTTTTTGGGTTAATACTTACTGGTATTGTTTTTAGTAATGCATTTGAATGGTTGAAGGATGATAAGAATCAACAAAAATTAATTAATATCTTTAAGTTTATTGGGAGTGCAATTCCATATCTATTAGGTGGAATTTTAGGATTAAAATTAATAAAGTGGGGTACAAGATTATTCAGAGTAGGAAGATTTTTATTTAAACTTCCTGGTAGAATTCTTAGAATATTTGGAGGAAGGGCAGCATCTCGTGGTGCCGGTGCTGCTGGTGATACTGCAACTGGTAGAGGTGGACTATTCAGAAATGCTGCCGGACAAAGGAGAGGTCTTACAATCGGTAGAGCAACTCAATCTAGAGTTGTTCCTGGTAGATTTAATGCCGCTGGTGGAGCAGTTAGGCAAAATGTAGATGTAATAACAAGACAGAAGAGTTTATTTAATAAAACACTTCAGGGATTAGAAATAACCGGTAAAAAATTTGGTAGAAACTTTCTTAAGGTTTTGGGTGCCGGACCAGGAAAGAAAACATTAGTTAGATCACTCTTAAAATTTGCCAGACCAGTATTAAAAAGAATTCCTATTGTAGGAGCACTGATCGATTTTGCCTTATCAGTAGCCATGGGAGAAAATCCTGGTAGGGCAGCATTTGGTGCAATTGGTGCCGCACTTCTTGGAACAATAGGAACCTTCTTAGGTGGTCCAATCGGTACATTTATTGGTGGTCTTGCTGGTGATTTTGCCGGAAGACAACTTTATGATTTATTCTTCAATAATAGTAGCTCTAAGGATGTTACTAAAGAGCAACAAGTAAGTGCAGTCCAAACTGGAAAAATAGATAGGAATAATCTTGGATTTAATCGTGGTGGTACGGTTCCTGGAAGTGCAATATCTGCATCTAATGGAATGACTGTTCCTGGAAGGGGATCAGGAATTGTTGATAGTGTGCGCGCAATGCTTGCACCTGGTGAGGAAGTTATAAGAACAGCATCAGCAATGTTATTCAGACCACTTCTCAAGGATATCAATGATAATGCTGGTAGATTATGGACAGCATTTAGCATGGCAGTTAACAAACTGTTGATGATTTCAAAACAACAGAGAACTAATAATGCAGAATTTGCTAAAGTTATAAATGATAAGAAAAAAAGTGAAGAAGATAAAAAAACTGAGCGATATAGAGGCATTGGAGGTGGAAGTAGATCTGTTTCCAGATTTACTCCTAAAGCACCAAAGACTACTAATATTAGTATGACACCATCTTCTGGTGGTGGTATGATATTCCAACCAATGGTTCTTCCTACGCAAAGATCTAAACCACCACAAATTCCAGAAATGAAGGGTCCTGCAACCGAAGCTCCTAATATCCCCTCAGGAAATCCTGCAAATCCATATATGATGCTGACCCCTGAATTATATGGAATTATGGTGTAGGAGGTAAATGATGCAAGAACAAGTAACTCAACTAAAATTAAATGTCACTAATATCAAGAACTCTTTATTTTCTTCTAATAAGCAAATAAAGAAACTTAAGAATGATAAAAAATCTTTAACATTTAAAGTAGAGAAGAAAAAAGATTTTAGAGCAGAAGAGCAAAGATTAGAAACTAGAAATCTTGGTATTGGTTCTGGTTTCTCCAAAATTATGAATGCTGTCACTTCTCCTGTTAGAAGTATTTTTGATAGAATTCTTGATTTTGTTGGATTGATTGCCGCTGGAATTTTAATTAATAATTTGCCGATTATTATTGAAAAGATACAACAATTTTTTGATAGTGATTTTATAAAAGGTCTTGGTAATGTATTGGGATTTATTGGAAATGGTATTCTAAAACTTGCAGAATTTGTTGGAATATTTCCAAAATCAGAACAAGATCAACTCGAAAAAGATTTAAAAGCAACGGACAAAGCTTTCGATGAAGATATAAGAGATGCCGATGCTACAGAAAAAGATATAGTCAATCTAGAAAGATTTTTGGGTCAGGCAGAATCGGAAACACCGATAGAATCTACGGAATCTATGGAATCTGATGCTTCTATTCCAAGGATGCCAAAAACATCAGAACCTGTTGGAAGCACCAGTGATTCTAGTTCATCCATGAAACCAGTCACTGCAAATAGTCCCGCACAAACTTTCAGTTCTGGTGGAACCGTAAGGGGAACTCAAACTCCCTCTCTGGCACAACAGCAAATCTATAAACCACAGAAGAGTGGTGTTCCTAAAAAAATACAAAGGGATGCCAATGATGGATTTACAAATTTCCCCATAGCAGTAAATAATATTCATGAATCTACAAAAGAGCAGGAAAAAAATATATTAGCATTTTCCAAGATGTTGAAGTTGTCTAGGGGAAATAATATAATTGGTACTAATAACAACAATAATACCAATACCAACAACAATAATACCAACAACAATAATACCAACAATAATAATGCTAATGCCACAGGATCTTCTCTGGTAAGTGTTGATGCTAGTGG